AAAGCTATCACTTATCTGCACGGTACAGAGACAGCCTCATGGGGAAACGAAGAAGGTCTAGCCTCGTTGATAGCTTCTCTTGCTGAAAAGAATGCAGAGAGGCTGTACATGTTTGAGAGTACGGCTCAAGGCTTCAACATGTTCCACGACATGTACAAGACTGCCAAGCGAGCAAAGACACAACGTGCCATCTTCTGTGGCTGGTGGAGGAATGAGTATTACCAAGTCCCTGCTGACTCCAACATCTACAAGGTGTACTGGGATGGCAAGCTAACAGGCGAAGAGAAGGAATGGCACAAAGACATTAAGAAGCTCTACGGCTTTGAGATTAACAGCAGACAAATGGCATGGTGGCGTTGGAAGATGGCAGAGGGCATCAAAGATGATGCTCTTATGTACCAAGAGTTTCCACCCACTGAGGACTATGCCTTTGTGATGACGGGCACATCCTTCTTTTCACATACCCGCTGTACAGAAGCTGCTAAGAAGAGCAAAACCACAGAGTGCGACTACTACAGGTATTCGTTTGGTCAACTCTTTCAAGACACTGAGGTGCTGAAGTCCACGGAGCGTCTGGGAACTCTCAAGGTGTGGGAAGAGCCTATAGACTCTGCCTACTATGTCTTGGGCGCAGACCCTGCCTATGGCAGTTCTGACTGGGCAGACAGGTTCTGCATTCAGGTCTACCGCTGCTATGCAGATGGCCTAGACCAAGTAGCAGAGTTTGCAACCTCTGAACTCAACACCTATCAGTTTGCGTGGGTGATAGCGCACCTTGCAGGTGCATACAAGAACTCTACCCTGAACTTAGAGGTGAATGGCCCAGGTCAGGCTGTCATCAATGAACTCAAGAACTTGAAACGCTTGGCAACCTCTATGGGCGGGGCTACAGGGCGTGACTTGATGGATGTGTTGGGTAGCATGACAAACTACATCTGGAGGCGTAACGACACCCTTGGTGGCCTCTCCAACAGTATTGGCTACCTCACCACTGCCAACAGCAAAGAACGCATGTTGCAGTACATGAAAGACTATTTTGAACGGGGCATGATGGGCATACTCAGCATGGATACCCTAGAAGAAATGAAAGGTATCGTGCGAGAAGGTGGCTTCTTAGGCGCACCTGGTCGTGGTAAAGATGACCGTGTGATTGCCTCTGCCCTCGCTGCCGTTGCCTACGCAGAGCAGATTCAGCCGAGATTGATAGCACACAAGCTCTCCCGCAATGTGAGCGCAGCACAAGAGTCTTTTTCCCCTGAACAAATCGCTGTAGGCAGAAACGTAAGTGATTATTTAAAAAGGCTGGGTTTATATGGCAGTTGACCAATTCTCTTGATATAATCTTGTCAGGAGGTTGGTATGGATTCTGAAAAAAGAAGAGAGCAAAAGAGGCTGGCGGCTCAAAGGTACAGAGAACGGCATCCAGAAATTGTGAAGCAAAGGAACAAAGAGCAATACGAAAAAAGCAAAGAAGAAAGAGTTGAAGCGCAAAAGAGGTATTACTCAGAGAACAAAGACAAGGTTCTTGCCAAGCAACAAGAGAGATACACAAGAAAAAAAGACACGCTGTTACAAACCTTCAAAGACAAAAGAATTGCCAATCCTGAAAAAGCTAAACAACAAGACTGGAAGTACTACTTGAAAAAAAGATTCAAACTTACGCCAGAAGAAGTTGATGCAATATGGAAAGCTCAAAATGGTGAGTGCGCCAATTACGGATGTCAAACAAAACTTGAAAAAGGGAAGTCTGGTGCTTGTATTGACCATGACCACAAAACGGGAAAGATTAGAGGGATTCTTTGCAGAACGTGCAACCTTGCTCTTGGTCATGCAAAAGACGATGTTCATGTTTTGTCTGGATTGATTGATTATTTGAAAGAACATCATGGTGCATAACCAATTAACAATTGTCTCTGTCTACGGACACAACAATGGAGCATCTGCCATACCCTCCATTGTGAGAAGTATGCGGGAGTTGCCAGGCTCGCAAGGCCTGCTTATCTCTGTAGAAGAGCCGCCCAACTTGCCAAGCAATGTAGTTTGGAAGCGGTGCAACCCCATAGATTACCTTGGCTACTCCCTCTTTATGATGCACTGCCTCTATGCCTACATAGAGACAGACTACTGCCTTATCGTCCAAGACGATGGGTGGGTTTTGAATGGCAAGAACTTCAAGCCTGAATACTACGAGTACGACTACATAGGAGCACCCTCACACTGTGCTTTTGGTAACGGTACTTTGTACTTGCACTTTCAGTGGACACAGGCACAAGAGCCTGTCTCTGTTGTCCAAAACGGCGGGTTCAGTCTGCGTAGCCGCAGATTCCTAGAAGCCTGTAACAAACACGGCATCGTTCACCTCAACAGCAATGAAATACACGGGTGGAATGAAGATGCCCAACTTTCAGTGATATTAAAGCCAACTCTTCAATCTTATGGTTATAAGTATTGCCCTGACAACGTTGCCAAGCACTTCAGCATGGAGTATGTGGGTAGTGGTTTTCACGAACCAGACTTTGATTTTGGCTCTTTGTTGGGTCACCATGCCCAGTCTAGGAAACTGACTACAGATAACCACATTGTTGTGCCCAAAGACCCGACAAAAGCGCACGGTGAAGTGGCATTTATGTTGTGGTTACAAGAACAAGGTTACACAGTGGAGTACCAATATGACCCCCTTATCCAAGCGTGAACTCACAAAACACATGCAACGCTTCTATGCAGACAAGAATAGAGGCATCTCTATTGCCCTTTTTGCTGAATTGGCAGGTATAAGCACAGGGCATTTCCATGATGTATTCATCTACAACGAAGAACCATTGACCGAAAACGTCCAAAAACGGGTCAGTAAAGCCTACCAGCAATGGAAAGCTGGCAATGTAAAGGTGATGAAACGCATAGATAACACCCGATATGTGGATTACAGAAAGACATCTCAGCCCGTTTTTAAGCCAAAAATGGGGCTACAAGTGACCTCAGATGGCATAAAAATCAAGGTTGGGATGGTAAACAGGCACGATTACAGCGAAATTTCACTTGACGAAGCACTTAGGGGGTAAAAATGGGTATTTTGAGAGACTATTACTGCACAAATCACGGTATTTTTGAGGCATGGGAGCCTACTTGCCCCATGAAACACTGTAAAGGTGAGTTATCTGTCGTTCATTTGAAGCCTGTAGGCACAAGGTCGGCAAAAACAGCCGCAACTGACAATAATTTGAAGCAACTTGCCATTGAATACGATATGACGGACATCAAGTCCACAAAAGCTGGTGAACACCAAACTGGCTACATGAAACGCAAAAATAAGCTCACAGACAAGCAATTTGCAGAGGCTACAGACGCAATTCAAGCCCAAAATCAGCGCCAAACTCGCCCTGGTGACTCCGTTATTTGGGGTGGAGGAGGCAACATCAACATGAAATCGGTCATGGGTGGACAATTTAAGTCGGTTGCTGGAGAATCCGTGGGAATTAACCCCAAAGCAGCGGGTGACTTGCAAGGCCCCCGTGCGAATGTGGTAATGAATGACCACGAAAACTTACAGGTGAGAAAATGAGAATCCCTAAAGACCCCGTAGCCAGAGAGAATTTTTATTTAGACCTCATAGAAAAATGCCTTGTCAGTCGGGAACAGCGCAAGGTTGACTATTCCTCTTTGCGCTCCTACTACCTGTTTGGCAATGCACCTGATGACGTACCCGCCATCTACAACAAAATTTACCCGCACATTGACCAACTCACCTCGTTCCTGTATTCCGCAGAAACCACCAAGTTTTCTATCCATACAGGCGCATCTGTTGCCGAGGAAGAGCAAATCAAAGTGCCAACTTTGAGCAAAGCACTTAATGACGAGTGGCTCAACAGCAATGCCGACCAGGTTTTCTCAACCGCAGTCACGTGGTCACTTTGCTACAACACAACCTTTGTCAAACTTGTCATCAACAACGGTATCCACCCCTACATGGTTGAACCCGCTTGTATCGGTGTGTTGCGTGAAGACAGTCCATACACAGACAGACAAGAAGCTATTGTCCAGACCTACTACATTACCAAGTCTGAGTTGTATGACAGACTCTACAGTCACCCGCAAAGGGAGGCTATCGTCAAACGAGTCATGCCAACTCAGCATGAGCGCACCGAAATTGCCAACGGCATTCAGCGAATTATCTTGTCGCAATCCAATCCCACGATGTACGGCAACATCAATCTTGACCTGTCAGGTAACCCAACTTACAAAGCCCAAGTCTCTGAAGACACCATTGAAATGGTCGAATTATGGGTGTGGAATGATGAAACAAAAGACTATCAAGTCGTGACAAAAGCAGACCCTGATGTCATCATTTATGACCGCACAGGCGAGTCCATGTTCTTGAAAGGTGAGTTGCCCTTCATTCAAATCTGCCCCAACCCTCTGTACGACTACTACTGGGGTGCGTCCGAAGTTCAGCGTCTAATTTATCTCCAACAACTCCGCAACAAGCGGATGACCGAAATCTTAGACTTGCTTGCCAAACAGGTAAGCCCACCTACTGCCCTGATTGGCTTTACAGGCATTCTTGATGAGAAAAACTTTGCCCTCAACAGAGCAGGTGGTTTGTTGTCAACTGATATGCCAAGCGCAAAAGTAGAAAAGTTAGCACCCACTATCCCACCTGACTTGTTCAGGGAAATTGGCGAGGTAGACCTGATGTTTGAAGAAGCATCTGGCATTGTTTCTGTTTTGCAGGGTAGGGGTGAGGCGGGGGTTCGTTCTTCTGGTCATGCTTCTCAGCTTGCTCGTTTGGGTTCAAGCCGAGCTAAAAAACGTGCCCTTATCATTGAAGACAGCCTAGAAAAGATGGCAACCCTGTATCTCAAACTTATGCAGGTGTATGACAACACCCATTACACAGACGCACGTGGACTGAAATTTATTGCCGACCAGTTCACCAAGGACTTTGTGGTGAAGGTCGATGCTCACTCAAACTCTCCTATTTTTATGGAAGACAGCCGCAAGATGGCGTTTGAGCTATTCCAAGCTGGCGTGATTGACAGAGAGTCCTTGCTTGACATGATTGAACCTCCAATGAAACAATTATTGTTAGAGAGACTGAGGAAAAAAGAGGAAAAGGAAGCTGCTCAACAGGCTATGGAGCAACAAGCCCAACAAATGCAGCCTCCTAAACCAGAAGGCAAACCAGACTTAAAAAAGGTGGGATGATGGCTACAAACAACACTGGAATGACACAGCCTACGGCAGACCAGCCACGGGTTGACACCGCTTCTTTGAAAAGAAACGAAGCGAGTCCTAACTTGACTTTGCGTCAAACTGGGTATAAAACCTCATACGGGAGGAGTCAACGTGACTTCAACCGTAAACAAACTGGAGGAATGAGATGAACATGAAGCCAAAAAGCGGTCGTAAGTGCCGCCGTTAATTCAGAATTCCGCAAGGAAAGGGTGTGGCTGCCTCCCCTTTGAGGTGGCCTTGTAAAAGGAAATTATCGTGATGTACGGAAAAGCAAAAATGGCTCCCAAAATGGCTCGTATGGGACGCAAAGCCCGTAAAGGTCGCAAGTAATGTCTACAGAGGGCTGACAAAAAATGCCCTCTACCCTATTGACAAGATGTTTGTAAGTGGTTACAAACACGGCAAGGAGTGATTATGAGTGTTCCACCAGATAAGTTGATGGAGTTAATGC